AATATTACTGGCAGACGAAGTTGACCGCTTTCCAAAAAGCGCCGGCACAGAAGGAGACCCGGTCAGCTTGGCTGCAAAACGTATGACGACCTTTTGGGATAGCGTCATGGGGCTATTCTCAACACCGACCAATGCTGGAGACAGTCGAATCGAAGATGAATATATAACAGGGACTCAGGAAGAGTGGCAGCATCAATGCCCAAAATGCAAAGAGTGGCATTTAGTCACGCATCGGGATATGCATACTGACTACGACTGTTCTGTTGATAAAAAGGGAACAAGGCAGGTTATCGTTAAGTCAGTTATTTGGCGTTGCCCAGATTGCGGGTTTGGGTTTACAGAAACTGAAATGCGGCAGGCCGCACAAAAATATATTGCACAGAACGCTTCGGCTCTCACTAAGGGGGTACGGAGCTTTTTTGTTAACTGTTTTGCATCACCTTGGGTGAACTGGTCAGATGTAATGCAGGAATGGTTGGAAGCACAGGGCGATCCAGAGCGTGAAAAAGTAGTTGTTAATACTCGTTTTGGAGAAGCATATGAGCGCAAAGGAAATTTTGAAAGCCATGAGCAGTTTATGCGCAGGCGTGAAAACTATGGCGCCGAGCTGCCGGAAGGCGTACTGCTTTTAACAGCGGCCGTTGACGTACAAGACAACAGGCTCGAGTATGAGATTTGTGGCTGGGGAATGGCTGAAGAATGTTGGGGAATAAAAAAGGGCACTATTTTGGGCGTGCCGGATACACCTAAAGTGTGGGATATGCTGGACGAACAGCTGGATAAGGAATATCGCTTTGCGTCAGGTAAGGGTCTTTTGGTAGCCAGGACGTTTATAGATTCCGGCGGGCACTACACGAAAGAAGTTTATGCGTACTGTAAAAAACGATTTGTAAGGCAGCGTTTTGCTATAAAAGGTTCATCGACACCAGGAGTGCCGTTATTGCATAAGTACGCTAAGGTTAAAACCGTAAGGGGACATACGATACCGCTGGTAATGTTGGGCACAGATAGCGGCAAACAATATGTTATGGATCGGTTATCGATTGAAGAGCCTGGACCTAAATATTTTCATTTTCCGCTTGATAAGAGTGATAGCGTAACTGTACAGCTAACTCGTGGCTACGATGAATTTTATTTTAAAGGCCTTATATCTGAAACGAAAGAGCCTCGTCGGAAAAATGGAGTATTAGTATATCAGTGGGTAAATATAGCTAAAGATAAACGGAATGAGCCTTTGGATCTGCGGGTTTATAACCTCGCATGTATGTTAAGCGTAAATCCTGATTTCGAGGCTTTGGAAAAATTGATCAACAGCCCGAATGTAATCAAAGAACAATCGGTAAAGTCTAAACTGAAAAACAAGCCTAAAGGCGGCTACGGCTGCCTTAGAAAAGGAATGAGGAGTGATTATTAGTGGCAAGTACGGTACTTAATGAACGATTAAAGCAGTATTTATCTGCAGAACAGTCTATTTTGGTAGCAGGGCAAAGCTACAGAATTGGCAATAGAACGCTGACAAGAGCTGATTTATCAGAAATAAGAAAAGAAATAAATGATCTTATTGCTGCAGGAGCGACTACGGATGAGGCAATGTATCCAAGAGGGCATCGAACAAAGCAAGTTATTATGCGGGATTAGCAAAATAAAAAGACTTGAAAAGTAAAAAACGATTCAAGTCTTAGAAGTTATATATTTTTGTCAAAGAAACTAGCAGTCATTCCAAGGTAGCTACCTAATTCAGTATGGGTTTTATTATAGCTACTAGTAGAAAATAATAACCCTGATAAAAATAATAAAACATGATGGTATTTATTTGTAGAATGTATTTCAAACTGCGTAGGTGATATTTTTTGAATTAATTTTTCGTTTTCAGATGAATTTACTGCTATCGTGGATTCAGTCCAAAAAAAATCTGTGTCAACATTAGTTACATGCCGTTCAAATTTCCAAAAAGTATAAAGACGAGGATTAGTTTCTTGGAAATCAGAAATTTTAAAATGATAAGTGCTTATTCCGTCGTCAAGTGAAAGTATCATGCTATGCCAATATTTACGGTCGATTCCGTTATAAATTTCTTCGAAATTTATTGTAGTGGCATCGAATTTTAATTTATTACAAACTAAAAAAGAAGGGATGTAATCGAAATTTAAAAAAGCATTTTGGTTGTGAGGATCGGTATATGTGCATTTTTGATCTTGAAGTTTCTTAGTATTAGCAAGTTTCTTAAGCGCAGAAGTAAAATCTGATTTCGATAAATCAGATTTTACTTCTATGATGCCGCAAATGTCCTCAACAGGGAAAAATTTTGCTAAATTATTATCTATAATTGGTTGAACTTGTGAGTCATGTATTAATAAGTCGCACTGTGTAGAAACGCTATTTTGGCTAGTTATAATAAATCCATCGGAAATATTATAATTTTTAGGAAGTGTTTTCTGCAGTATATTTTTTAGGCAACGTTCTCTGTAAATTCCATATTCACCAGGATGTATTAATCTATTATTTGTGTCACTAAACAAACTATGACTATCTTGTGAGAAAGTAGCGGCAAAAATATCTATTTCTCGTTCGATTAAAGTTTTAAATATATCGCTAGGCATAATGAATCATCTCCATTGTTTTTCACAATTATATCACAATATATAAGGTGTAGAAAATAATACTTGACTTTTGCGCGCGCATAAAATATTATATATGCGAGGGCAAAAGTGAGGTGATATTATGAGCCCGAGAACTGGGAGACCTCCTAAAGCAGAGAGCTCGCGCAATAAGAGTTTGAATATTCGACTTACTGCTGATGAATTACGCAGAATTGAGGAATGCTCAAATGTGTTAGGTAAAAGTCGTACTGATACTCTTATGCAAGGGATTTTTCTTATAGAGGAAAACCTTAAAAAATAAAAACAGCCGCTTTTCCGTGGAAAGTCGAGCGACTGTTTTTGCATCAACCACAAGAGTTGATAAATATATTATATCATACTCCTGTGGTAAAGAATAGGAGTAGTAAAAATGCAAAGTTTAGTAGAGATTAAAAATAATCAAATAGTAGTGTCAAGTAGGCAAATAGCTTCTAACTTTGGTAAGCTTCACAAAGATGTATTAAGAACTATAGAATCTTTGATTAGGTCAGCGCAAAATTGCGCCAATCTTTTTTATGAGCGGTCACTACCTGATTCGTATGGAAGAAACCAGAAATGTTTTCTTATGAATCGAGATGGTTTTTCGTTATTGGCGATGGGTTTTACTGGTAAAGAAGCATTACAGTGGAAGTTGAAATACATTGCTGCTTTTAACGAAATGGAGGCTAAGCTAAAGCAGTTGCCAAAGCAACAAACTTTGATCGAAGAAGCATACAAGCCGAGCCTGAAATATTACAGAGGAATACCAGTAATAACTAAACGTGATTTAGCGGCAGTATTAAAGACAGGAGTTTTTAACCTTGTTCCGTATTGGTCGAAAAAAGGGTTACTGATAAAAAGCCGTGATTATTTTTTGCTGGCAGGTGAAGACCTGGAATTGTTTAAAAAAGATAATCCGGGTTGCACATCAGCAATGACGGCATCACTTATAGTTATAACTGCTTCGGGAGCGAGAAAAATTTGCAAAGTAAGAAATCGCGAAGAAAGTTGTAAGTCGATATTTATTATTGAAAAGCCCAAACCAATCCCAGTTGAGCCTGAAAAATCGATATGGGCAAAGAAAATGGTAGTAGATGCGCCTAAAAATGAACAGGTTAAGAAAGCTATTGAAAAAATCAGAAAGCAAATGACTGCTTTAGATGTACTGCTTACCGAATATTACGCATATAATACTGAAGCATTGCATAATGGTTTAAAAGAAACCTTGGAGCGGGTAGGTATGAATGTTAATCATGAAGTTTTTGGGCTTACGAGAATAAAACTTAATATTATCGAGAGTAAATGGTAGATAATCGCTAACTAAAGCGTCCTTAATTTTAAGGGCGCTTTTTCTATATCCAAAAGGAGGATAGATGATGGTGAAACGTAAAAAAGTAATACCGGCTAAGGCCAGGCATCCTACTGAGGGAAATGAAAATAATAAAAAAATAATAATAGTGAACAGCGGCTATTCAGAAGGCGGCGCCAGTAGGACACGAAGTACTTTACGTGGCTATAATCCCTTGAAATCCAGTACTAAAGCAGATGTCGATGTAAATTTGGTAACTTTACGAAACCGCAGTGCAGATTTAGTATGTAACTCTCCGCTTGGTTCAAGTGCTATTAATACTTCGCGCAGCAATGTTATAGGCGCTGGTCTTAAAGTTTCGCCTAAAATAGATTATAGGTTGCTGGGATTGACTGCAGAGGAAGCTAAAGAGTGGCAGCGTCAGGCGTTTCGTGAATTTAACCTTTGGGCAAACAGCACGGCCTGTGATTTGTATCGAAAAAATAACTTTTTTGATATGCAGGATATTGCATATAT